GTTGAAGATGTCCTATGTACTGGACGCCACGCAACGACTACAAGTCGAAGATACAATTAACGACTCAACTACTTCTGATGTGTCTAACATACGCAATCAATTATACCGAATACTCTCTGATAATATAGATTTACATAACATAGTAGATGATTATCAAAATCTATCCTTTAAAAGATCAAATTTTAAACAACCTGAATGTGATGATTATAATCCTATCGGAAATGGAGCGATATGTCTTAAAGACGGTACGATTGATTCTTTGTATTACGTTCTTGCGCAATATGGAAAAGAGTTAGAAAAGATAAAGAATGAATATCTCAAACTTTCGTTTGATTATGATGACGTCCCTACTCGCCATCAATTCGATGCAAGGATTGGTGATCTTGATGAGCGTTTTAAACAATTAAATTTGAAAATTACACTTAACATTCCAGAAATATATGCTTTGAGAGAACATGTTTCACTCTCAATCCTGCAGAATACTGCACTACAGACTGCTCTCGCCTCAGAACGTGAAGAGAGAATTGCATTACAGAATACTATTGAACGACATACGGTTGAATTTCGTGAATCACTACTCATTCACACTGATAATTTACGTAGATTGATCGATACTAATCTAAACTTGATGTACGACATGACTTCAAAAGTTGATAATTTAACGAAATGTTCCGATAAATTCGAAGAGAAATTATCTATAATTGACAACCGAGTAAAAGGATTAGAGCAAGTTTCTGATTCAGAAAATTTGTCTGGAAAGATTGACGACCTGATTACGAAGACGACCGAGTTAGGAAAGTCGGTGAAAGGGTTTGAGGAGGCTAACGCCTTACTTCTAAATGTTACAACTGAGATTGCTAATATAAAAGACGATATAAAAACTAAAACACAATCACGAGATAAAAAGATAGCGGCTTTACGTGATGTCATTTATATGACCTCGTATACAGCTCGTCATGCTTTGTCAGCTACCTTTTCGCTTTTTATCCCGTGTGATATTTCCTCAAACTATTTGAATTCAAATGATTCACACGCAGCGTACAGTATTATCTATAACTGTAATAATGCATGTGAAATCGTTGGATTAGTCCACAATACAAGTGAAGTGTTTTCAATTTTGGTTTCTCCATCGATGAAAATCACTGTTACATTTCCCCATTCTACCGAGAATAATTTTATATGCGAACCCGGCGTGTGGAATGATACTACTCAGCACGTTAATATCCCACTAGTGGTAATTACTGTGAATGGACACTTATCTGATCCATCCGTCGTAATGGAATCTACGTCTTATTTATCAATCTACGTCATGAATGGTGCTAGATCACTATCAGACGAGATAATTCCTTATGAAATTCACAAAGTAGAGAATTTATCAATGCCTATTAATATACGTAATGGTGTACTCTCTATTCGACCAACGAAGTTTTTAGCTAGAAAAGTGTATTATACACGTTCAAATTCATCTATAATTGACGTTTATGGATCCGTAGATTCGGCCGTGCACCATATAGCCCGTTCGAATTTAACAGATCTACTTCTAACTCCATATGAGTTTCCTACAGAATCTATTCAAACTCCGATAGGAGAAATGACTAATGACATTGAAATGCTAAAACGTACTACAGTACGTAGTCGTTATGGTACGATTCGTTTCGGATCTAATCCGGATGCATATATACATTTAAACATCATACCCGAGGTAAAGAATATTTTAAAACCATACATGCTCACTCAGCGATACCCGGTAACATCTGGAGATAGACTTGGACTGGCCAGGAAATGGTCATTAAGTGTAAAGACTCCTAGGTTACCGCAATCCACTGAGGTTGTGACTCCCTGTACCTTCACGTATGATGGTGAAGAAGAATCAGTTTTATCAATGGCAGTGGTTACGTCAGTTGAAATTTCCGCTACAACCCAAAATGCAGTCGGATGGCTTTCCGCTAGTCCTGATTCAAGACCGTGGTATGATCATATTGTACCAAATTTTTCGAAATTCAAAGATGAATGTTCGAATAGCTCAGTATCATCGTATGCTGCAGTTCTAGGTATCAATACCCCGTCTATTGCCACTGGAATTGTGATCGGTGGTGCTAACACGGGGTTTAAACTTACAGTCCGTATACCCATGGGGATAGCCCTACCCGGAGTTGCGGTAGCTACCGATTCAACTAAATTAAATTTAATAAGTAATGGTGTCATCATCACCGAAGCCACTATGTCATGGCGGGCTGTAAATGTAGTGAAACAAGGCTCTCAACATGTGGAGTTGTATGGGGAAGTTGACTTACTATCTTCTATTTCAGAGCATAACATTTCAGTTTTAGTTTTGTTAGGACAAATTTCATTCACTGGGTGGAATAGTCTTAAAATTATATATAAATCACAAGGGGTTGGAGTTTCATCCCCGACACTTAAGGCCACTAATGGTTCGATCCGTTATACCAGTCTTCCTAGAAATGATGGTAACTGCATAAAATGGGATGAGAATCTCATAAATGTTGAAGTACTCGATTATTCAAATATCGACATATATTCAGATTATGTCAACAAGAAGGATGAATATCAAAATCTTATAGTGATGGATTCAAAAGGGCTACATTACAGAGGTTGGCCAGTTTCATTGCAATTAATAAATCCCGAGCTCAGGTGTGGTATATTACAAGATCCGATAGGATTAGGTAATTTATCAATTATTGACTATGATAAAATTAAATCAGAAGAGCAAATCCAATCACTTGCTGTAAGTGTATTGAATGTTTCACAAATGGTCAACGATCAAGAACGACGTATCGCATTGATCGAAAGAAGTTTTACAACCACCTCTCCTACCACGATTGAGAGTATCATTACCACTATAGTGTCGGTTGGAAGCATCGTTGCTCCTTATCTTGGTGCTTTAGCTAACGTAACATTCCAATTATTAGCCGTAAATATGCGTATCAGTGATATGCTTTCTAGAGGCATTAATCACACTACTCTTATGAATATAATGTATGAGTTCTATTTAACAATTTCAGTTATTAGAGTCATACGTGGTGATCAGAACAGACTTAGTGATATAAATAGAAAGATATATGATATTTCTAAAGTAGCCACGTCAGAAATTACTAAAAGATTTAATGCCCTACGATCTATAAATACCACTCCAACGACCAATCAGGCGGTTAACGTTAATGTACGCCTTCCGTCTGGAATTAAATTGTTAGTTAAAGAAACTCCCGATAAAATAGCTCATGATGTTGAGCATATAGTAAGGCCACTTGATGGCATGAAATTAGCTGGGAATTCCTTCAAGAGTTTAGCTGAGAAAATAGAGACGGGGAAAGCTTCACAACTCGAGAAGACCGTATTTCATAAAATGCGTGATATTCATTTACTCCCAATGCATAATTATTTAAAATTCGTAAGTTACTCTTCCACTCATAAACATATTGATATACTTGGTGTCTCTGACGGGTATGCCGCTAATTATGGATCAAAAGTGTCCACACATTTACTAGGAAACAATAAATTTCAAGCTTTAAAGATCAAGTCTGATGGTAGTGGCGGGCTTGGAGCTTGGCGTATGAAACTTGAGAAAACCGATGGAGACTGGAAACTAGTGAATCCAGCTTCCAGTGGCATGACTAATTATGAAATATTATGTGCAGCTGGCATATCACACAAACAAGCTGTGGATATGATCGGCAAATCATCAAAGGAAAATTTAGATAAAATGGTCTCATGGGCTTATGAAGCTAAAAGTAAAGAATATTTACAAGCTGAACAACATTACAGTGTCTCAAAAAAGAATATCATGTTATTACCGGGGCAGTTTGACGCCGTTCATGACGCAATCAGATCCTCGGCTGGAGCTTATAATTATACTTTAGTAAGAAATAACTGTCAGAAATTTACTGATGACATTCTAAAGTTATTGACTAATACAGCCTTTAAACCGAAATGGATGAGTGGGAGCACTCACCAGAATTATGTTAATTCACTAGAAAATTTGTTGTCTACCAGCGTGGCGTAATCTTCACATAGCTGCATATGCGTATGCAGAC